AGACCATTTGTTGGCGTTGACGCTACTATGTTTAATGGTAATAACAAGTTACCTGAAAATGGATTATGGAAAAAGGTTGACACAACTAGCGACGATTTCTTCGAAGTATTTGATCCTCAATTTAGAGATTATAACGATAGACTACAAGAATTATATAAGAGATTAGAACACGAAATAGGAACAAGTTATGGAATATTAAGTGAAGTAGATACTAAACAAGCAACTGCTACTGAAATTAAGAGGTCAATGTATGATACATTTACTATTTGCGACGATATGAGAACTAATGTAGAAAAAGGATTAGAAGACTTCTTTTATGCTTGTAATGTATTAGCTAATGCTTATAATTTAAGCCCAATGGGAGAATATAATGTATCATTTGACTGGAGCTATTCTTTATTAGAAGATACTCAAGCAGAATGGTCTCAAATGATTTATGCTCTTAATAATGGAATTGTAAGTAAGATAGAAGTAAGACAATGGCTTAAACCTGACGAAACATTAGAAGAAAGCGAAGAAGCAATTAAGAATATTTTAAAAGAAGAACCTGATATAGTATTAGGAGGTGATAAAGAATGATAGTGCAAGTAAAACCTCACGAAATAATAGTCAATAAAATTCCAGTAAACGAACTTGAAGTTAATGTTACTAAAATACAATTTGAGTTTGACGAAGCAATACCTAGTAATTATGTTAAGAAAGCATTTTTTACAAATGGCAATATATCAAAGGTTATTGAATTAGTAAGCAATGAATGTGATATACCAAATGAAGTATTACAAAATAGAGGTCAAGTAAGATTAGGTGTAATAGCTTATGAAGTGCAAGACAATACATTAATAGAAAGATTTAATCCTAGACCAGGATATTTTGCAGTATTAGAAGGTAGTATGGTAGAAGCCGATAATACAGAACCTATTACTCCAACAGATAAAGAACAAATAGAGCAAATGTTAGCCAATATAGATATAGATGGAGAAAAAGTAGGCAAGATAACTACACTAACAATTAGATATAAAGATGGAACTTCAAAGGCAATAGAAATAACTGATGGAATATCAGTTACAAATATGGAAATAATTGATAGAGATTTGGTGGTAACTTATGACGAATAATTATAAATTATACTGCTTTACTAATATAATAAATGGTAAACAATATATAGGAATAACAAAACAAGACATTCAAAAGAGATGGAGAAATGGTAAAGGATATAAGAAACCTACTAGAATTGGTGGTGCTATAAGAAAATATGGTTGGGATAATTTCAAAAAAGAAGTATTATTTGATAACTTAACACAAGAGCAAGCAATACAACTTGAAAAAGAATATATAGCAAAACTAGATACAATAAATAATGGTTATAACGTCCAAGAAGGTGGTCTAGGTGGCAGTAGCGGTATTGTAAGTGAGGAAATAAGAAAAAGATTAAGTATATCACATAAAGGCCAACACAATTCGCCTAAAACAGAGTTTAAAAAAGGTATAAGAAGTAAAGCACATTTTAAAATAATGATACCTGTTTATTGCGTTGAATTAGATAAAACATTCGATAGTATAGCAACCGCAGAAAAAGAATTAAATATAGGACACCATATTTGGGACTGCATAAATGGTAAGAGAAATAAATGTGGTGGCTATCATTGGGAAAAAGTAAAGGAGATGGTATAAAATGTCAAGACAAGTTAATTTAGGACAAATAGTTCCTAATATACAAGTAGGAACAACAACAACTTCTTCGCCTGGCACAAATGCTATGGTAGAAAATGTTGGGAGTGAATTAAACCCAATACTTAACTTTACAATACCAAGAGGAGAAGCAGGAGCAATAAAAATGATTATTGTCAATGTTCTTCCAGAAACAGGACAAGACGACACCATCTACCTAGTTCCAATAACACCTGATACAACAGGCAATAACTATGCAGAATATGTCTACATAAATGGTGCATGGGAATTATTAGGCAAGATAGGGGTTCAAGTAGATTTAACTGACTATTACACAAAAACTGAAACAAACAACCTCTTATCAAATAAAGTAGGGTTTACTGATTATGCAGGAACAAATCAAGTAGGTGTAATACAAGCAGGACAATATAGTTTAGAAATGACAAATGATGGTCGCCCTTATGTAACTTCACTTGCATATAATACATACCAAGGAAGAAGTGTAAATACATTTATTTCAAAAGGAACATTAGAGGCAGTTATCACAGGAAAAGACTTAACAACAAAATCTTATGTAGATGGTTTAGTAGGAGATATAGCAAGTGTAATTGATAGTATAAATGGTGAGGTGATATAGATGGGAACAATTAGTGAAAAACTAACTTATCTAAACACAACAAAATCTAATTTAAAAGATATGATTAACTATGGTTTACCTAGTGAAGAACAAATAACAAGTTCAACAACATTTAGGAACTATGTTACAAGCATTTTTGAGGCATTTTTAGAGAGTTTAAGAGATAGTGAAACACTTTATACTAACTTACCAAAAAAGAGTGGAAATGGCACTCAAATTACTTTAAATGATACTGCATATTCTCCAATGAGAATAACATTAGGAAGTAGTGCATTAAGTCAAGATGGAACACCAACACCTAATTACCCACAAGACATACATACAATAAGTGGTAGTAATAGTATAGTGGTAGAGGGGAAGAACTTGTTTGATACAAGCAATTATACAATAAGTGGAACAGGTTTAACTATAACAAGAAATGAAGATGGTTCTTTTAATATAAATGGAACTAATAGTGGAAATGTAAGTATTATTTTTTCTAATGAAATAGAACTAAACGGAGAATATACTATAGCTACTATTGAAAAAAACCCTGTAACTAATAGTTATTTTAATATTTATTCAAACAATAATGTAACAGGAACAATAGAATTCTTTACTACAAGTTCTACTAATCATTATAAAAACTTTACATATACAGGCAAAACTTTATCACAAAGAATATTATTTGGACCTGGAACATATAACAATTTTAGAGTATCAATAGAAATACTAAAAGGGACATATAATTTAGATACAATAGGGACTTATGAAGAATACAAAGGTCAAACAAACACAATAGACCTATCAACTTACAATTTAGGAAGCATAGGAAACTATGAAAACAAGTTTATTAGAAGTGATGGGGAAAACATATTAGATACAACTACATTTGTAAAAGGTAGATTAGATAGTGGTGTTTTAGGTTATGCAGGTGGAACTACAAGTTTAACATATACTAATACTTCTATATCATTTACAACCAACAATAATTATAGAGGTGTCACAAGTGATTACATAAAAGTATTGCCTAGCACTGATTATGTATATTCACAAAAAGAAACAATGAGTGGAATAGGAATAAGAGTTGCTTGTTATGATAGTAGTAAAACATATATACAAGATAAAACAAAACAAACATTTACAACACCTAGTAATTGTGAGTATATAAGAATATGTTTTATAGCAGATACAATTTCAAGCACAACAATAAATGAGTTAATGCTAAATAAAGGCACAACTGCATTACCTTACACCCCTTATGAAAAAGGTTGGTATTATAAAGAAGGTATAGGGAAAGTGGTGTTAGATGGAAGTGAAGATAATTGGGGTTTCGGTTCTTTTGGAGACTATTATAGAGCAAACATTTCTGCAAGTGGAATAATACAAGGACTAAGTGCAAACGATACTTTATTATATTGCAATTACTTTTATCCTTCTAACGATTTAATGAGTTCTACTACTGCTAGACCAGGTATGTTGTGTCATTACAGACAAAACGAAGTAGTATATTTTGGAACAGAAGAAACAACAGTAGGAAATTGGAAAACGTGGTTATCTACTCATAATACAATTGTATATTACAGACTTAACACCCCAACATATACCAAACTAACTGATACTACTTTAATAAACCAATTAGAGAATACATACAAAAATATGTTATCTTACAAAGGAACAACAAACATTAGTCAAGTAAACAATGATTTACCATTTACTTTGAGTGTGAGTGCTATTGAGGATTTGGAGGCATAAAATGAAAGGAAAAGGAATAAAGTTTGAAAGAATAAGAAGAATAACAGGTTATTTAGTAGGAACATTAGATAGATTTAACAATGCAAAGAAGCAAGAGGAAAAAGACAGAGTAAAACATAAATAGGAGTTGAAATGAAGGTAATAAAAAGAGATTTGGGAGAAGAGTTTAAAAGTATTAAGATATTGGCATTAAGCGATTTTCATATAGGAGATCAATTATGTAATTTAAAACTAATTAGAGAAGTTTTAAACGAAGTAAAGGAAAGCTCAAATACATTTATTATTCTAAATGGAGATTTAATGAATAATGCAGTCAAAACAAGTGTAAGCGACGTATATAATGAAGAATTAACTCCAACAGAACAAATAATAAGACTATGTGATTTATTAGAAGGAGTAAAAGAACGCATACTCGTAATACACCCTGGAAATCACGAAGCACGAACTTTTAAAAATGATGGTGTAGATATAATAAGATTAGTAGCTAGACAACTAGGGATAGAAGATAGATATAGTGATGGTTGGTGGTATTTATATTTAACATTTGGTCTTAATGAAGCAAAAAGAGATAGACCTATGCTTTATACAATAACAGGTATTCACGGATACGGAGGAGGTCGCAAATATGGTGGTAAGATAAACAACCTAGTAGAAATGAGCGACAAAGTAATAGCCGACCTTTATGTGATGGGACACCACCATACGCCTATTATGACTAGAAACACAATATATTTACCTGATTACCAACATAGAACACTAGTTAAAAAGGATAAATACTATTTAATGACTAATAGTTTCCTAGAATATGGTGGTTATGGAGAAGCATATGGCTTTACTCCAGGAACAACAGACCACCAAGAAGCAATATTAAGTGGAACAAAGAAAGAAATAAGATTAATAATGTAGGAGGTAATCCTATGAATGAGGAAAAAATAATTGAGAGATTAACGATTAGAATGGAAAAAGTAAACCAATATATTTTAAGCGAAATAGCAAGGAGTTTAAAAGAGATTGGAACAATTAATCCAACTAAACTAAATCAACTCATAATGAGCCTAAAATATGGTTCTAAATATAAATCTATGGTAAAGGAAATATCAAAAGCAACTCAATTAAATATAAAAGAAATAAACGAGATATTCGAAGAAGTAGCCAAAATAGATTATGAAAATGCTAAAAGGTTCTATGAATATAGAGATATGAAATATTTACCTTATAAACAAAATAAAGCCTTAACAGAAGAAGTTAAAGCACTTGCTAATATAACTGCTAATGAGATTATCAATTTTAGTAATACAACTTCAATAGGGTTTGGAATATCTAATAAAGATGGTTCAATAGTTTTTAAAGGACTAAAAGAAACTTATTACGATGCAATAGACGAGGCAGTATTAAGCATTTCACAAGGTAAAGAAGTATTTCAAGATAGTATGTATAGACAATTACACGATATTGCCGATAGTGGATTAAAAGTTATTTATCCTACTACTTATATTGGTAAAGATGGTAAAGAACACCATTACGTTAGAAGATTAGATAGTGCAATGCGAATGAACTTAACAGGAGCATTACGAAACTTGCATAACGAAACACAAAAGATAATAGGAGAACAAATAGGAGCAGATGGAGTAGAAATCTCAACTCACGAAAACCCTGCTCCTGACCACGAAGACGCTCAAGGAAAACAATTCTCTAATGAAGAGTTTGAAAAATTACAAGATATAGGAGTAGCTAAAACCTATGATGGCAAACGAGTTAGCCTACATAGAGATCACGGAGAGTTTAGACCAATAAGCGAATGGAACTGCTATCACTATACTTTCTCAATAGTTTTGGGAGTAAATAAGCCTCTAAAGACTAATGAAGAACTAGAAGCAATAAAGCAACGCAACGAAGATGGGTTCGAGTTAGGAGATAAACACTATACTATGTATGAAGGAGAGCAACTCCAAAGAAAGATAGAAACCGAAATAAGAAGGCAAAAGGAAATCCAGGAAACTTTAGAACAAGGTGGAATTGGAGATATGTTTAATAAAAGCAAGTTAAGAGCATTAAATCGTAAGTATAAAGAACTAAATCAAATAAGTGGATTAAGACCTCGACTAGATAGATTAAAAATCTAATCGAGGTTTTGACTTATAAATTGGATTAGTTATAATTTAAGTGAGTAAGAGAAAGAGGCAAAATATGATACAAGATATATTAATAAAAGTGATAAATTATTTACTACCTATCGTTTTAGGATATTGTATTAGTGTCATTAAAAATTACAAAAAGAAGAATGACGCAACAAATAACGCATTAAAGATAATGCTTCAAAGTAACCTTACTAATACTTACTATGTATATAGTGTTAAAAAGAAAATCCCAGATTATGTTTATAAGAATTGGATAAATATGTTAAAGGAATATGAAAAACTAGAAGGCGACGACTATATACATACACTAGCAAATAAAATGAAGGAATGGGAGTTTGTAAAAACTGACATATTAGAATAGGAGATATTATGGATTTAGAAGATATAAAAAAACAATTAGACGAAAACTCTAAAAAGATAATAGACAATATGGATAGAATACACCAAAATAGTGGTGCAATTGAAATCCTAAAAGACTTCAAAGGCGACAACAAAAGATTATTTGCTATTTTACTTATTGTATTATTAATGTGGTTTACTACTATTGTATATTTGGTATATGTTCTTACTGATACTAGCATTGTATCTTCTACTGAAATAACACAAGAAAACCAAGAAGGCTATAATAATTATATTGGAAATGATGGAGAGATAAGCAATGGCGAAGCAAACAATTAAGAAAACAAAATATAAAGTAAGAAAATCTAAAGTAAAAAACTGCCCTGTTTGTGGTAAGTATATGAAGAAGAAATAATGTTTGAGTTTACTAGAACTGAATATGAAATGATTTGTAAAGAATGTATGCTTAATGAAGAATATAAGAAACTACTAGAAATGAAAATAAAAGGATATACCAGAACCAAGATGGCAATGGAACTCAATGTAAGTGAAGCAACATTAGATATAATGATAAGAAAACTTAAGAAAAAAATTAAAAAAATCTTATAAAAATGATAGAAGAACTTAATAAAATAGGTTCTTTTTTTATTGGTGAAATGAAATCACAAAGGAGGCAATATAGATGGAAAAAGCACAAGAGGGCAATGAGCCAATTGTTAGTCCAAAGGACATATATCTATTATTGCTTCTTTTGTTTTGAAAAGGAGAATTAATATGTATGGAATGTATAACCAACCTAGTTTAGATAGGATTAACAACCAAATAGCCGAACTAGAAAAAATGAGAAATCAAATGCAACAACCTGTTAACCCACCTACTAATCTTACACAAAACTTTCAATTAGCACCTCAAAGAGAAGTTATTAAGTATGCTAATTCGTATGAAGAAGTGCAAAGAGATTTAGTATTAGGAGATACACCATATTTTAGTAAAGATATGAGTGTAGTATGGATTAAAAATCTAAAAGGAGAGATCAAAACATACGAATTAAGTGAGATTATACCTAAAGACGAAAAAGACCTAAAAATAGAGTATTTACAAGCTCAAATAGAAGAATTGAAAGGAAGGATAGACAATGAACCCCTTACAAATGTTAATGAACCAGTTACAGAACCAAGTCAAAATGAAGAACCCTCAAACGTTCCAAAGGTGGCAAGAACTGGTAAAAAATACAAATGATCCAAAAGGATTATTACAAAATATAACTAAAAACTATACTCCAGAACAAAAGGAACAATTCAAGAAGTTTGTTAATGGTTATGGAGTTAGCGAAGAACAACTCAAAAACTTTGGTATCAAATAAATTGATATAAATTAAAAGAAAGGAGAAAAGAATATGAACGGAAACAATGGCGTAACGCCTATAGTTGACCTAGCAACTAATGGAAATAATTATCCTTATCCATTTATGTATGGTAATGGTGGATTTGGTAATGGCTTCTTTGGTGGAGATGGTATATGGGCAATTGTGTTACTAGCACTTTTATTTAATGGTGGTTGGGGTGGCAACGGCTTTGGATTTGGTGGCAATAATGTTGCTACTACTGATTTTGTATCAAGTGAGTTTACTCAAAGAGATATAAGCCAATTAGCCACTCAATTATGTAATTGTTGCAGTGATATTAATTCTAATATTTCTAATGGATTTGCCGATTTAAGCACTAACTTATGTAATGTAAGAAGCGACATTCTAACAGGAAATATGGGATTACAAAATGCTATTCAAGATAGCAAATATGCAACTGCTTTAGGTATTTCTAATACACAAAGAGATATTTTAATGCAAACTACACAATTAGAGAACCAATTAGGAATGACTAGCTTACAAGGATTAGCAAGATTAGATAGTTGTTGTTGTGATATTAAGTCTGCTATTAAGGAAGATGGAGAAAAAACAAGAGCATTAATTACTCAAAATACTATCCAAGACTTAAGAGATAGACTAGCGTCTGCTAAAGACATTATTAGCGATAGAGAACAAACTGATACTTTATTGTCAAGATTACAACCAACACCTACACCAAGTTATTTAGTATCAAGCCCTTATCAGTCATTACTTAACCCTACTTTAGGAAATGGTTGTGGTTGCTATGGAAATTATTATGGAACAAATATTATCTAGCATAACGTTATAAAACACCCCTGATTACAGGAACTTGCTATGGAGAATAAGCAAGTCTTATTCTCTTTTATTTTAGAAAGGAGAGATAGAATGATACAAGCAGTCCAAGTAACACCAGAAGTCTTAACTTCAAATACAGATAACATAAACTTTGATATAGTCGATTTAAGAAGCAGAACTGCAAATTGTTGTGGTTGGTTACAATATGTTCCAGGAAGTAGTGATTTTACTATTATAGGTGGTGGAACATTTAAGATTAATTTCAATGCTAATGTAACAAGTGCAACTGCAGGTCAAGTAGCACTAGCACTAAAGACAAGTTTAGGTAGTGATCTTGAAGGAACTGAAATAGATACTAGTGTAGTAACTCCAGGAGTTTATGAGAATGTTTCATTTACAAAAATATTAAGAGTATGCCCTAGAGTTAATACAACTATTGGAGTAGGTTCTTTACCTGCTATAGGTGGAGTAACACCTGCAGTAGTAACTCAAATCCCTACAATTAAAGACGCCAACTTTATAATTGAAAAAATAGCATAATGAATAGCGTTGATAATTTGGCATTAATCTTACAAGCATTAAGCCTAGAAATACTATTTAGAGATTATAATAATAGTGATTTAATGGGGGAATTACAAAAGCAAGATAAAGAATACCTAGAAAAGATAATATCTCAAAATAATGAGATTTTAAGCCTTTTAAGAAAGGAGAATGATAATGGAAGAGAAACTTAAAGAAACGACTAAAAAATCAATAGAAAAAATATTAAATGATGGTTTAACTACTGCTAATTTAGAACACTTATACAAATTAGTAGATATATATAAAGACGCAAAGGAGGTAGAAAGTATGAACTATGGAAATTATAATGGTAATTATGGAGAATATGGAAATTACGAAAATTACGGAAGAAGACCTGGATATGATAGTTATGGAGATTATGGACGCAGAGGATATGACGCAAAATATAGAGGATATGGTCATTTAGATAAGATGGGAGAAGAATATGGAAGATACCAAGATTATCGCTCAAGATATGGTGCTAATGAAGACACTAAAAGAAGTTTAGAATATATGCTAAAGGCTATGGAAGATTTTGCTCGTATGTTAAAGGAAGAAGCTCAAAGTCAAGAAGAAGTCCAAATGATTAAACAAACTGCTCAAAGAATAGCACAAATGTAATGTATGAATATTATAATGAAAATCCATTATTAGCACACGAAGACGACTGCGTAATAAGGGCGTTAAGTTGTGTTTTGGATAGATCGTGGGATAGCGTTTATAACGAATTAAGCGACCTAGCACAATATAATGGAACAATGATGGATAATAGGGGGTTTGTTAGATGGTATTTAGACACCCATTTTGAACGAATTAGCAACCCACCTTATAAAGTGTATCAAGTTGCTCAAAAGTTTAAAAATAATGTTGTTTTATGCACTATGAGAGGGCATATCTGTTGTATTAAATATGGAGTTATATATGATATATTTAACCCTAGCAATAGAATAGTAGAAGACGTATGGGTGGTTAGATAGGGGGAGGTTTATTACCTTCCTTTTATTATGTGGTAAGATTTGAGCGAGGTATTACTATGAAAATAGCGATAGATAAAAACTCATTAAAAGCAATTAAACCAGGAAATAAATACATATACTTGTTTGATAAAGAACCATTAGAGGAGTTACTCAAATTAAAACTGCATTGTGTTAGATATGATAAATGTGGTTTTGTTGATATTAACCTAACTCCATATGATATTGAGTGTTCTAAACAAGCTACCATTAACGAAAAGGATTACGATAGTTTACCAGAACATAAAGATTATAAAATAGGTATTATTATCCCCAACTATAATTATGAAGAGTATATAGAAAAATGTGTAAACTCAATTCTAAACCAAACATATAAAAACTTCGAGATTATATTTATAGACGACTGCTCTACTGATGGGAGTGTTGAAGTTGCTAAAAGATTATTAAAACCACCTCATAAAGTTATACAACTAAAACAAAAAAGATATAATGGTGGTGCTAGGAATGAAGCATACTTACATTTAAGCGAAGACGTTGACTATGTATGGTATGTAGATAGCGACGACTGGCTACTTGATAATCAAGTATTGGATAAGATAAATGATAGATTACAAACTAGACCTGACGTGCTATTTGTTGGATTGTCGCAATATAAGAACAATAGAACCTTACCATCATTTATACCACAATATAAAGACAAATACGAAGCAATAAAAGGTTGGAGTGGTAGCTGTGCTTGTGTAATAAAAAAATCACTAGCAACTAGGCAAGAATGCCTTTATAATGAGGGAACATTAAAAGAAGATAAAAACCATCATTGTAAGATATGTATTTATATGAACTCATTTTCAACATTAAGAGAAGGGGTTTATGTATGGAATAGACAAAATCCTAAATCAACAACAACTGATAGAGAAAATATAATGTGGAAGACTAGCACTATAAGACATTTAGCAGATACAAAAGAATTAGCCTTGCGTGTAAAAGGTAGAGATCAAAAAATAGACCAATACCTAGAAAGTAGATTAAAGTTATGTGAAGAGGAAGTAAGAAAAGGTGGAGATAGTCAATGGTAAAGTTATCTATTATAATTCCCCACTATAATACATACGATTTGACTTGCGAATTAATGGAAGAATTAAGAAGACAATATACTAATGAAATTGAGATTATAATTATAGACGATAGCAACGAATTAAGACTAGACCAGTATAAAGACATTTCAAAAATAATTCATAATGATAAAAGGCAAGGCTTGTCAAAAGCAAGAAACATAGGAATAGATAACACCATAGGAGAATATGTAGCATTTATAGATAGCGACGATATGATTTCCCCTGATTATGTAAAGACTTTATTACAAGCAATAGAAATACATAAAGAAGACATAATAGTATTTAATTGGAAAGATAAAAATACTGGTGCAATATGTTACCACCCAGAAAATTACGCAGTATGGAAGGCAATTTATAAAAGAGAAACTTTACCATATTTCAATAATGATTTATGGTATAACGAAGATGTATTCTTTCAAGAAGAGTTAGATAAAAGAAACTTAACAAAAACATTTATAAATGGCATTTTATATTATTATAATTCTAACAGAATAGGTAGTAATTTTTGGGAAAGAAATAACGAAAGGAAAAAGAATATGGTAAAAGTAGAAGTAATACAACCATTTACATTAAGTAGATTTGAAGAGATATTAGACCTAGAAAGAAAAAACATAGATAAATATGGAGAATTATTTGTAGGAGATACATTCTATTGTGAAAAAGATTTAGCCGATTATTTACTAGGCGAAAATGCCCTTAAAAAACCTTTTGTAAAAGTAATAGAAATTATACCTAAAAGCAAGAAATAACTTGCTTTTTTATATGGAGGATTTTGTGTTTTTTAAATGTAGTAGTAATATTTATGCGACCTCATAAGAGGAATATCAATTTTCACGAGTTCGTGGCTCGTAAAACTAACGATAAAAGGAGATATTATGCAAAGAGAAGATTTGGAGTTTTTGGAAAAAGAACAAGTTGAAAAGGTTATGGCTTTATATGGTAAAGCAATGACTAAAAAGGATAAGGAAGTAGAAACACTTACTAAAGAAAAAGAAGAATTAACCAGTAAGGTTGAAACTTACGAAACTAAAATCAATGAGTTTAATGAGAACGCCAAAGACAATGCCGACTGGAAACTAAAATATGAAGAGTTGCAAACTTCAATTAAAGAACAGGAAGCAAAACTTAAAGCCGAAGAAGAAGATAAAATCTTAACTGATAAGATAAACACTTTATTCGAAGGCAAAACATTTACTAGCGACTATGCAAGAAATGGTCTTTTAAATGATATTAAGACAGGAATTAATAATCCTGAAAACAAAGGCAAAGGTATTGAAGATTTATTTAATGAATTAACTAAAGATAAAGATGGTATATTTGCTAATCCAAATCAATTAAAAGATATGGAAGGTATGGGAGATAGTGAACAAAATAACGCTAAACAAATACCAACGATTTGGTAAAAAGGAAGGAATGATTAAAAAATGGCAAGATTAGACGCATTAAGTATTAAAATGACTGATGGTTCTACTGCAGAAAAATTAGCAGAAGAATACGGAAAAGTTATTGATAACTTACAACACATTACACTAGCTTCAAGATTAAAAAATACTGATTTATCAGGAGATCCTACAAGTGGAACTATTGAAGCTAAAAGATTTGTAAATATTACAGGTCAAGCATATGGAACTGCAAGAGGACACGGATACGCAGACAAAATCAAAGCAGACCCAGTAGTAATCGCATTAAACGACAATACAGAATATTTAGAAGAAGTTGAAGAGAAAGACTTAAGAACTTACGGAGTAGATGGATTAATTGAAAGAAGAACACAAAACCATCAAAACGCATTAGCAGTAGAATTAGATACAAAGTTCTTTGCAGAAGCAGTTAACCAAGGAACTTCATTTACTCCAACAGGAACTCCAACTATTGACGACGAAATCGAAGAAGCAATTCAAACAATTGAAACTACTAAAAACAATTTTGTTAATGGAGTTCCAAGAAATATGATAGAAGTTGTTATGAGCCCATTATATTATGGAAAATTAAGAAACAAAATCAACTCAATTTCTAACTCAAATAATTTAGGAGTAGTTCCTAACTACGAGCAAGGAACATTCAATAACGTAAATGTTTATTCAAATGTATTCTTACCAAATGGAATAAATTATGTTGTTATGGTTAAAGGTGCAGTAGCACAACCAGTTATGACTTCAATTTATAATCCTGCAAAAATCGAATTAAGCGACGCTATTGGATTTGGTTTATTTGCTTACAAAGGAACTAAAGCAGTTACTCCAGATTTAATTATCTATAACGGAACACCTGCTAGCTTATAATATAAAGGAGGGCATATATGGAATATAGTGGACAATACCTAACATATGAAGAATACAAAGGACTAGGTGGCACTTTAGACCTAATGCCTTTTAACTTATTAGAATTAGAAGCAAGAAGAAAAATCGATATAAGAACACAAAATAGATTAGTTAATAGTGAAGATATACCAGAAGTTGTAAAAGTATGTATGTTTAAATTGATAAATAGTATTCAAAGTTATAATGGTTCTAGTAACATATCTAATGTAGGGAAAGTTGCTAGTGAAACCATAGATGGTTATTCAATAAGTTATATGACACCAAGCCAAATGAGTGAAATTATAAAATCAAAAAGTCAAGAACTAGACGATATTATAAGAACTTATTTATTGGGTTATGTATATAACGGAGAACATTTGCTATACGTAGGTGTTAAATGATAACTAATTCAAGTGTAACTATTTATCATATGAGTGGATTAGACATATCTACTAATTATGAGATTTGGACTAGATATAATTATGATAATGTATGGTTCTTTGGTGGAAAGGGTGCAGGAATTAACAAAGGATATGACAATGCCAATGATGTCCAAGTTAGAATACCTTATTCTAAAAATGATGGACTAGATTTTGGAAACTTCTCAATAGGCGATATTGTAGTTAAAGGCACTCTTTCACAGGACATACAAACACGCCAAGATTTAGGCGAAGATATTTATACAATAACTAGTTTAAATAACAATAATTTTGGTAATAATCCACATATACGTATTGGTGGTAAATGAGTGTAAAAATGAAACCTACTGGGGTTATTAAAGCTAGGCTAGGAATTGACCCTGGGGGGGACGTCCAAAGGTTCTTTACTCATACGTGTAGAATGAAGATGGAAGAATTTGTTCCCTATGGAACAAGTGCTTACCATTTAAGAGAAAACGTAGAAGAAGGAAAGGACTATATCAAATATAAAAGTCCATATGCCCATTATATGTATATGGGAATACTATATGTTGACCCTGAAACAAAAAGCTCTTGGGCAAGGAAAGATGTAACAAAAATACCAACAAATAGGTCATTAACGTATCATACTCCTGGAACTGGAGCATACTGGGATAAAAGAATGGTAAGTGCCAAAATGGACGAGGTCTTACAAGAAGTTGAAGACTATATTAGGAGGAGATAATGAGAATAGAAGAATTAAGGAGTTATTTATTTGAGGTTTTAAACTCTCTTACTCAAAAAGTTAACCAAATAAACGCTAATATGTTATCTAATAAAATAGATAATTATTCACTAGACAAAATCCCAACTGATACAGAAGTAGAAAAATGGATTACTGGAGACGCAATTCATAAAGACATTTATTCATTTAGGAGTAGATTAGCATATAGTCAAGACACTATTAATAATTTAAAAAACATAGGTTTTTTTGAAGATTTTGAAGATAAAATTAAATCTAATAATAAAGAAGGCATATTGCCTAATATAGATGGTATAGAAAGTATAGAGTGTTTGAATTGTGGAACTATGTATAGTGCCGATGGCATTACTGCCGAGTTCGATATTCAAATACAAATAACATATAGAGATATTGAAGGAGAGAATGGAAGTTTATAACTACATTAACTCCTAGAAAAGGAGGAAATAAATGGCAAGTTACGTCCCAGAAGGAATAACAAAAATAAATAGAAGCCAATTCCTTACATTCTTAAATACTGGCACAAGTGCAGTTCCAGTATGGAGTGTATTAGGTGTAGGTATTACTGAATATGGAATTGATTATAATCCTCAAGTAGATACTGAAAAATGGATTATAGAAGATAGTGCTAGAAACGACCATACTTCTAATCAAAAACAAGGAAGCGTAACACAACGTTGTTATAAAGGCGATCCTGTATTTGAGTTTATTAATCAAGGAAGAGACGTGTTAAATTATAAAGCACAAGTATTAGACGTTGATAGATGGAATGGTAGTGGTAGTTCTTACCCTGCTAAACTAAACGACGTAATAATTACAATTACAAGATATATGGGAGAAAATGCAGAAATCGAATACGATATGTATTATGATGGCGACCCTGTAGAAGGAAATGTAACTTTCACAGGCAACACACCATCATTCACACCAACTGCAAGTTTATAAAATAAACCTTAAAGATGGGAGGTTAAATCCCATCTTTTTTATATAAAAGGAGTTTTATGGAAGAGTGGAAAGAAATTAAAAATTATGAAGGATTATATTGTATAAGCAATTATGGGAGAATAAAATCTTTAAAACACAAAAATGAAAAAATATTAGTTTTATCAAC